TTTTCTTTAGTCATAATTATCTTGATTGAGTATAGTTTATAGATTTATTTGAAGTTAATCTTGAATTATAATTTTCAAGTAATTGTTTAGAAGTTTTAAAACTATTTTTTAAAGAATTAATATTAATATAAATTAAGCCATTTAGTTTGAATTGACTTGTTAATTCTATTTCTTGATAATATTTTGGTAATTGATGAAGTTGAAATGGAATATATTTATTGTTATTAATAGTAATAATTTTATTTGAAGAATTAGTTTTAATAATAGTAGACATAAGAATTTAATTTTTAGTTTGTTATATTTATTTTAGTTACGTATATATTATCCAATTCAAGTCGTATTTAGTTTGTAATAAAGTGGATTAATTATTAATAAGTAGAAAATAGTTTCGTAGTACTCCGCAACTTCTCTGTACTCGCAATTATTCGATAATTAACTTTAGCGAGTTAATAAGAGCGAATACTGCAGCGACTAGTAGCGACAAGTAACCTAGTTGACCTGTTATAGCGAACATGAATAGTAAGCTAATGTTAGTACATAGTACTGAAGCGAATGGTAAGTAAGATAAGATCTTTCTCATAGTTAATTATTATTTAGTTAATTGTAAGTTACGACAGAATGCTGGCATCGCATTAGAGTTAGTATAAGACTTGTACTTCGCGAAGCAATTCATAGCATCGAAGCGAGACTTATGAGCGTTATATACATCGTCATGTGAGTACGATACTGTATCGCCTTTCTTAGTTACGAATGTAATGATAGTATTCTTACCGATTAATGATTGACGAATAACAAATCGTTTAGTAGTAATTGAATTAGTAGTTGAATTAGTCATAGTTAATTTATTTAGTTTAATTATTGTTTGTTTTAATTACATTTATATTATCTATATATAGTCGTATTTAGTTTGTATTAATTATAATAATATATGTAAGATGGTATATATATGGGAAGACATATATGATTATGGATTGACGGAGGTGGGGCTGGGCAAATCGATTTGACTTTTGATTTGGGGGCAGGTAGGTGGGAGAGGGGGCAATACTTCACCCCAATATTTGCAATACGGAAAACTATGACAATAGCCTATATAAAGGAACTAGTAACTAGCTAATGTCACTCTGTAAATAATTCTATAACAATGTGATTATAATGAAGTACAATTAAAAAACAAGCTATGGCATTTAACTTACCAGGATTTGGAGAAGGTAGTAGCGGTGAAGAATCACCGTTAAATAAGAGACCTAGAGGTAGAGGTTTAGTCCGTAACGTTGGTAAAAACAAAAACTTTAGGACTTACAGTGGTGGAAAAAGAAGATATAAAAAATCTGGTTCTGGTATAGGTCCTGTAATATCTAAAAAGAAAAGAAGAAAGATTAGCAATAAGATTAAAGATATTTTCAGTGGTGAAAAGAAAGGAAAAATGACTGAGGAAGAGTTAATAGCTCTGCGAGATGAAAATAGAAAAAAGAGAGAGGATAGAAAGAGACCTGTACAGCAAGAAACAATATCTCTTGATACTAAAAATACAAAAGCCATACCTACTGATTCTCCTAAAATGGAGCTTAAACGTAGTGAGCAAGTTGTTAGACCTAGAGAAGAGATTGTTGAGCAACCAGTTGTAGAGGAAAAGAAGATTATTAAAAAACCTGTAGTAGAAAAACCTAAGTATGACTCCTCTAAATATGATGACATGTTTGGAGATCCTTCTGATTATGAAGATAACTACTCTGCTAGAAGATCCACAACCTTAGTTGGTAACCCAACTACACCTAAAGGAGATTTAGATTGGGTTGATGAGTCACCTGTGACTTACAGTAGAAAACAAGCTTTAAGTTATAAAGGTAATAACCCATTACCATTTAAAGGACGTAAAAATAAAAAATATAAAAAATAAGTAATTATGCCAAACTTTAAGAAACAAGGTAGAGGTTTTAAAATGAAAGGGTTTTCAGCTCACAAAGGTGTTTCCAGCCCACTAAACAAGTATAAGTCAGATGCACAAAGGAAAGCCGTGCATGCAAGCAAGGCTGAGTCACCAATGAAAAAATACAAAGACTCACCAATGAAGATGGCTAAGCCAGATTATCCGGACATTGATGGAGATGGTAACAGAAAAGAGTCTATGAAAAAGGCTGCATCTGATAAACAATCCCCTTTAAACCGTAGATCCGCTGACGAACGTATAGCAAAAGCAGTTGAAAAAGGTAACGTTAAGAAAGCTGCAAGAATATCTGCTAGACAAGCTAAAAAAGGTAAGACTAAAGTTGCTCCAACAGCTATGCCTGTTAACGATGCTAGCATGAAAAACTACAATAAAGCTGTAGACGCAAGAACTGATAGTAAAGGTAGAGCAGGTACAAAGATACAAACTACAAAACCTCAAGCTGATAAAAGTAAAGTCGTTACAAAACCAGTTGTTAAGAAGACTATTAAGAAAGTACCTACAAAAAGAGGTACTGGAGTAACGTATAAAGCAGCTTGGGACGCAGATAAAGGTGGTGTTAAGAGTAAGTACAAAGATTACGCATCGTTTGAGAAAGCTGCTAAAGATTACAACAGAGCTAAAGACTCTCAAAAAGCTAGTACAGGTGTAATGAAGTCAGATGCTAACAAGAAAAAACCAGCTGGCCCGCAAAATAAGAAATAAATTAATCAATAAACCAAAATAAAAACAAATGACCTATTATTACTACAAAACCAGTACCCTAAATACTGGTAAACCTAACGTCTCGGAAGAGAAAATTGCTGAATGGAAGCATTTAGCAGATAAAAAGAACTGGAGAATAACACAATTACCAAATGGGTACTACCAAACAGAAGTCAACAACCCAAATGACGAAGAAAAATGGGTTGACATCACGCGTAGAGAGACTCTCGATGGAGCTGAAGCGGCTATCGATGGCAGTGTCGAACACTTTGGTAAAAAACTGGAGTTCCTTAGTGGACCGAAAGTAGTTAAAACCTTCGAATCTTAAGCATTATACAATTTAATTAAATTCAATTCAATACATTATGGAGTACAATTTACCTAGTGAATTGGTTAAAGACTTAAACTTTGGCCAAGAAGCTGAGAATAGAGTAATTGCTGGTGTAAACAAGCTAGCAAAAGCCGTTAAATCCACATTGGGCGCATCGGGAAAATGCGTTATTTACGAAGATGGACGAGGCAAACCGGTCATAACAAAAGACGGTGTAACCGTTGCAGAAAGCGTAGTCTTATTTGACCCGGTTGAGAATATGGGGGCAACTCTAGTTAAAGAGGCTGCTCGTAATACAGTTAAAGAAGCTGGTGATGGAACAACAACCGCTACAGTTCTAGTCGAAGCCCTTATAAATTCTATACGTACTGCCGTCGCTGCAGGCGTTTCAATCAGAGAAATTAAAGATGGAGTTAATCAATGCCTTGTTGAGGTTATTGAATACCTAGATTCAACATCCTTAGATGTAGAAGGTGACATGCTTAAAGCTGTCGCAGCTATATCTTGTAATAACGATAACGAATTAGGTGAAATTATAGCTGAAGCTTATGAAAAAGTAGGTAAGCACGGTGTTGTTCTTATGGAGGAGAGCCCAACTGAGGATACGTATGTAGACATAGTTGATGGTGCTCAAATAGACTGTGGTCTTATATCTCCTCATTTTGTCACTAACAATGAGAAGCATATATGTGAATTAGATAATCCATATGTGTTGACAGTTTCCTCTGAGATACCTAACATACGTAAGATACAAGGAGTACTAGAGCATGTTATAAAGCAAGGTCGTGCATTACTTATAGTAGCACCAGTAGCTCAGCAAGTTAAATCTGCGTTGCTAATGAACAAGGTTAAAGGTAACATTAAAGTAAACATCGTTGATCCACCAGGCTTTGGACCTACTAAACGGGATGCTATAGAGGATTTAGCTATATTAACTGGATCTACAGTAATTAATGAAGAACTAGGGGATGACTTAGATCTTATTACACCTGAACATTTGGGTGAAGTTGATTTCGCTGTTACCGATGATAAAAATACTACTATAACTATGGATGCTACAACGAATAGTATTCTAGAAAGAATAGTAGAGGTTAAGGCTATGGTTGCTGAAGAAAAGAATGGTTTTATTAAAAAGAAACTAGAACAACGTTTAGCCACTTTATCCGGTAGTGTGGGTGTTATTAAGGTTGGTGCTGATTCTAAAGTTGAGTTAAAAGAAAAGAAAGATAGAGTTGAAGATGCTATATACGCTACTAAGGCAGCTTTAAAAGAAGGGATAGTTCCTGGAGGAGGAGTTGCGCTACTTAATGCTGCAGAAAAAATTCTCTCCGGGCAAGCCGGAGAAGTATTGCTTACAGCCTGTAGAGCACCTTATGAAACCATACTAAACAACGCAGGTTATGAGAACACTAATAATTCACAAGGCATCGGAAGAGGCGTGGACGTAGTAACCGGTACACCTGTTGACATGGTTGACGCTGGTATTATAGACCCAGTGTTAGTAACTAAGACAGCTTTAAAGAATGCGGTCAGTGTAGCGCTTACAATAATGTCAGCGGATTGTGTAATCTCAAACGTAAGAATAAATGAAGGCAGTTAACGATTATATAGTAGTAGAGAGAATTAAAGAAAAGAAGACTACTTCAGGTGGTCTTCTACTTACAGACGATACGGATACAGATAATAGATATAAGAAAGCTAAGGTAGTATCAGTTGGAAACTTAGCGGACATCATAAAAGTTAATACGGTAGTGATGTACGATAAGCACGCCGGTCATGATATAGCCTATGAAGATCTTATGTATAGAGTTATTAGATTAAGAGATGTAGTTCTAGTAGATGAGGATAACGTCTGATGACATAAAGAGAATACAGTTATTTAAGTACTACAGGATAGTACGTAAATGGATATGTAAAACTAACAAGATAAACGATGCTGATCTAGAATTATTAATATATTTAAATTGTTTAAATAGATTTACAAGGCACGAGTTTATTAACGGTGTTTATTCTTACTCATGGGATAAACATAGATGGGAGCGGTTGAGAAGAGATGGGTGGATAGATGTTTGGAGAGAGAGAAATCGAACCACAATGAAGTACGCGGTTTACAAAACGTCATTTAAGTGTAATCATATGATAAGTAGAATATACAGGATTCTGCTTGGAGAAGAGGATATACCTGTTTCAATAAAAAATCCTTACTATAAGAACGAATCATATACTGACAAAGTTATGAACAAGGCTATAGATGATATGATTAAAGACAAAGACAGATAATGGCATATAACAAAGCTTACGGTAAAACTGTTAGGTCAGCTGGAAAACCAGAATCAAGGAGAAGCTCGGAAGACAAGAGTAGCTCACCATTAAATTTCGATTGGAGTAGTTTAATGGATAAAGGTCAAGTAGCTTTAACCGCTGCAGGTATGATACCAGGTATTGGGAATATAGCTGATGCTGCTAATACTGCTATATCTGGTGGTAGAGCTGCTTACGCTGGATACACTGGTGATAACACTGGAGTTAAAAAGCATCTTGCTTCTATGGCTCTAAACGCTGCGGCTGCTGTTCCTGGCGCTGGATTAGCCGTGGGTGCTAGTAAACTAGCTAAAGCAGGTGTGACTGCGGCCAAAGGAAGTAAAGCACTGGCTGCCGCCGCTAAGACTACAGCAAAGTACGCAACTAAAGCAGTTGTTAAAGGTACTAAAAAAGTAGCTGAAGGTAAGAGTAAAGAGATGATAGCTGAAAGCGAAAAAAAGAAGAAAGAAAAAAACATAGCTACAAACAAGTCTAAACAAAAAGAAACCGATTTAGCATAATGGGATTTAAACTAGGTAGAGAAAGTAGACAAATTAGAAACTCTAAGAACACACCTATATTTAGAAAAAAACTAGAAGACGGTGTCGTGGGTAAAGCTAATAACGACGGTTCTATAGATATAGATAAGTCTGTGAAACCTGGAAGTGCGTTAGAGAAAAAAGTTATCAACCACGAGATGCAACATATGAGGGACATGCAGTCTGGTAAGCTTTCTTATGGAGATGATTATGTTAGATATAACGGTAAAACTTATCATAGAAAAGATGGTAAGATTAAGTACAACGGTAAGTGGAGCGAAGAGGGTAGTATGAACTTTCCTTGGGAGAAGAAGGCTAGAGATAACGAATAATGGGTATACTTCAAAAAGTACTTTCAGGTGGAGCTGGTAAACTAATAAAAGACGTAGGTGGAGTTATAGATAGTTTAACAACTACTAAAGAAGAAAAGCTAGCTGCTGAACAAAAAATAAAGGAATTAATATCTAACCATGAGTTAGAATTACAAAAGCAAGTAACCAACAGGTGGGAGGCTGATATGAAGTCTGACTCTTGGTTATCTAAAAATGTTAGACCACTAGTTCTTATGTTTCTAGTTGTATCAACAGTATTAATGATATTTATTGATGCTGGTGTTATATCTTTTGAAGTAGAACAAAAGTGGACTGACCTGTTACAATTAGTATTAATCACAGTGATAGGAGCCTACTTCGGAGGACGTTCACTAGAGAAAACAAAAAAGTAAATTAAATATTATTATGGAAGCAACAAAAGAAAAGGTGATCGATTTAAAGCCTAAAGCAGAAAAAATTACTGAGGAAGAGTTGAAAAACTTACAAGGAATAGTAGATCAAAATAATGCTATTCAATTTAAGATAGGAGCTGTCGAAACTCAGAAACATGAGCTAGTGCACAAACACGCTAGCATACAGAAACAGATAGCAGAAGCTCAAAGTGAGTTTAGTAAAAAATACGGTACTTTCGATATAAACTTAGCAGATGGTACTATTAATTATCCTGCTGAGAATGGACAGCCACGTAATTAGAAAGATCACTGTAGGTAAAGACTATAAGAATGATGCCATGCATTACTCAGTTGGTCAAGACGTTTACGGTGGACATACAATATGTGATATATTAGAGGAAGAACAGAAGTACTCTATTTATATTAGGAAGAAGGACGTTGTTATCCCTTGGAAGGATTTCAATAAAAATATGGCTATATCAGTTGAATACGATCTCAATTACTAATGAGACCTGTATCTGATTTTATAGTTAAACCTAGTGGTGATAGATACAACAACTCTACAAAAATAGGTGACGTAGACCTTATATTGAATACTGAGATATTTAACCACCAGTATATCAATAGAGTTGGTATTATAAATTCTACGCCCATATACAATCCTATGGGTTTAGTCGAGGGTAGCGAAGTTATAGTACATCATAATGTTTTTAGAAGATGGCATGATGTTAAAGGTCGTGAGAAAAATAGTAGAAGCTTCTTAAATGAAGACGAATACTTAGTATCTCAAGATCAAATATTCATGTGTAAAAATGATGGTAACTGGAACGCTATGCCTGGGTATACATTCGTTAAGCCCATAAAATCTCAAGATAAATATAGTCTCACACCGGAAAGACCTCTCGTTGGAGTAGTAAAATACTCTGATGGGAGTTTTCTTCCGACTCAGCTAGTTGGATTTAGACCAAGTAGCGAATTTGAATTTATCGTGGATGGAGAGAGATTATATAGAGTTATGAATAATTTTATTACAATTGAATATGAATACCAAGGAGACGAAGAAGAGTATAATCCAAGCTGGGCGGAGAGCAGTAGAAGAGTTAATTAAAGTAGCTAAAGAACCTATAGTAGACTCCGACGATGATATATCTGCTGATAGATTAAAGAATGCTGCTGCTACTAAGAAGTTAGCTATATTTGATGCTTTCGAGATTTTAACTAGGATAGAAGAAGAAGAGAGAGTACTAAATGATTTAGACAAACCTAAAGATAGTAAACCTAAGTTTCAGGGATTTGCTGAAGGAAGGAGTAAGTAATGTACGAGCAATCATTATATAGGATAATTGAACCTGTTAAACTAACCACTATTAATAGACTTAATAAAGGTAAGAAGTGGAAGTATGGTTATGATAAAGAGGGAGATGTAATTGTTATATCTAAGTCTGGTCAGATAGGTGAGATATTAGATATACAAGGTTTAAAGATAGCTTTACCTAAAGTACCTAAAGATGTATTTAGTTGCTCTAAGAAGAAGAGTGAGCAGAAGTGGAGAAAGTTTGAAACACCCGAGGTTTTTAAAAAGATTAAAACTAGGTTTGATTGGGTTGATTATCCCGAGGAATTTAAACAATCCCACTATGGTTATATAGATCAAGAATTCGACAGGAGAGAGAACGGTTTTTGGTTTATGAATAACGGCACTCCAACATACGTACCTGGCAGTTACTACATGTATTTGCAATGGAGTAAGATTGATGTTGGTGCCCCAGATTTTAGAGAAGCAAATAGATTATTTTTTATATTTTGGGAAGCGTGTAAAGCTGATCAAAGATGCTACGGGATGTGTTATCTTAAAAACAGACGTTCTGGTTTCTCGTTTATGAGTTCAGCTGAAACCGTTAACTTAGCCACTCTCGCAGGTGATAGTAGATTTGGAGTGTTATCTAAAAGTGGGGCGGATGCTAAGAAAATGTTTACGGATAAGATAGTACCTATAAGTATTAACTATCCGTTTTTCTTTAAACCTATACAAGATGGTATGGATCGCCCAAAGTCAGAGCTAGCTTACCGTGTACCAGCTAAGAAGTTTACCCGTAGAAAAATGGGAGTGCATGAGGAGCAAGATGACATGCAAGGTCTTGACACTACTATTGACTGGAAGAATACTGGTGATAACAGTTATGATGGTGAGAAACTTTCTCTACTAGTTCATGATGAGAGTGGTAAATGGGAGAGACCAGATAACATCCTCAATAACTGGAGAGTTACCAAAACTTGTTTAAGATTAGGTGGTAGAATAGTAGGTAAATGCATGATGGGTTCAACGTCTAACGCTTTAGATAAAGGTGGTGATAATTTTAAAAAATTGTTTTATGACTCAGATGTATCAAGAAGAAATAGAAATGGCCAGACAAAATCTGGTTTATATTCTCTTTTTATCCCAATGGAGTGGAACTATGAAGGATTTATTGATGAGTTCGGAATTCCAGTATTTGATACACCAACTGATGACAGGCGAGGACCTCATGGTGAATTAATAGATATAGGCGTAGTTGATTACTGGGAGAATGAAGTTGATGGATTAAAAGGAGATCAAGACGCTTTAAATGAGTTTTATAGACAGTTTCCAAGATCAGAAGAACACGCGTTTAGAGATGAAACGAAAAATTCTTTATTTAATCTCGTCAAGATATACGAACAAATTGATTACAACGAGGGTAATAGAAATTCCTCAGTATTAACTACTGGTAACTTTCAGTGGGTCAATGGAGTTAAAGACACACAGATAGTTTTCAATCCAGATCCAAACGGCAGGTTTAAAGTTAGTTGGGTACCTGGTAGGAATTTACAAAATAATGTAATAATAAAGAATGGTATTAAGTATCCAGGAAACGAGCACATGGGAGCTTTTGGATGTGACAGTTACGACATATCAGGTACTGTGGACGGTAAAGGATCTAAAGGAGCATTACATGGACTAAGCAAGTTTAGTATGGAAGATGCTCCAGCTAATACATTTTTCTTAGAGTATATAGCTAGACCACAAACTGCGGAGATATTCTTTGAGGATGTTCTAATGGCATTAGTATTCTACGGGATGCCTATACTCGCGGAGAATAATAAACCTCGTCTATTGTATTATTTACGGCGAAGAGGTTATAGAGGTTTTAGTATGAACAGGCCTGACAAGGTTTGGAATAAATTATCTGTGGCTGAAAGAGAAGTAGGTGGTATACCAAACTCTAGCGAGGATATAAAACAAGCTCACGCTGCTGCGATTGAAATGTACATTAACGACCATGTTGGTTTGCTTCAAGACGGTACTTATGGTACTATGTATTTTAACGAGACGTTAAACGATTGGAGTAGATTTGACATAACAAAGAGAACAAAGCATGATGCCTCTATCAGCACCGGTTTAGCTATCATGGCTTGCAATAGACATTTATATAGACCAAATCCAGAGCATAAAAAACAACCAGTTAACCTTACAATATCCAAATATAAAAATACAGGTTTTAATTCAACAATAATAAAAAAGTAAATTATGGCAGAGTCTGCGATAAGTAATTTTCCTTCACAAGCAGTTAGTGATCTAGAAAAGATGACTAAGGAATATGGATTGAAAGTAGCTAGAGCTATAGAGCACGAGTGGTTTTCTGGTAACAATCATAGATACCATAAACAACAAAGTAACTTTCATAGCTTAAGGTTGTACGCTAGAGGAGAACAACCTATACAAAAATACAAAGACGAGTTATCTATAAATGGTGACTTAAGCTACTTAAATCTAGATTGGAAACCTGTACCAATTGTACCTAAGTTTGTTGACATAGTTGTTAACGGTATGGCTCAAAGAGCTTACGAAGTCAAAGCTTATTCTCAAGATTCATATGGTGTAAGTAAGAGGACTGAGTATATGGAATCTATGCTTAGGGACATTAGAGCTAAAGAATTTAATGATGCCGCTAAGCAAGGTTTAAATATGGATCTATACGAGAATGATCCAGAAAAACTACCTGATACAGAAGAAGAGTTAGCGTTGCACATGCAGTTAGATTATAAACAAGCTGTTGAGTTAGCTGAAGAACAAGCTATAAATGTTTTGTTAGATGGTAGTAGATTTGATCTAATTAAAAGAAGAGCTTTATATGATTTAACTACTATAGGTATTGGTGCTACTAAAACAACATTCGATTGGAGTGAAGGTGCTAAAGTCGAATATGTTGATCCAGCTAATCTAGTTTATTCTTACACTGAATCACCTTACTTTGATGATATATATTACGTTGGTGAAGTTAAAGAGATACCTTTAAACGAGTTAGTAAAACAATTCCCTGAGTTAACTGAATCTGATATTAAGGATATTGTTAGTGGGCCAAGAAGCTCTATGAGAAGTTATCAAGGTCATAATAGAAACTATAACAGTAAAGATAATAATAAAGTTGACGTGTTATATTTCAACTTTAAAACACATAAGAATAATACTTACAAAGTAAAAGAAACTGGTAGCGGTGCTGAGAGAGTTATAGAGAAAGACGATACCTTTAATCCACCGGCTGACATGGAGGGGAACTTCTCTAAGTTGGAAAGAGTAGTTGAATGCTTGTACGAAGGAGTGTTGATCCTTGGTACTGATAGATTACTTAAATGGGAAATGGCTCAGAATATGCTAAGGACCAAATCAAACTTTTCTAAGGTTAGAACTAATTATAGCATTGTAGCACCTAGAATGTACAAGGGTAAAATAGAATCTATAGTTAGTAGAATAACTGGTTTTGCTGATATGATTCAGTTAACACACCTAAAACTACAGCAAGTACTATCACGTATGGTGCCTGATGGTGTTTATATGGACGCTGACGGTTTGGCAGAGATTGATCTTGGCAATGGAACTAATTATTCACCGCAAGAGGCTTTAAACATGTTCTTCCAAACTGGTTCGGTTATAGGTAGATCGTTCACTTCTGAAGGAGATCAGAATCCTGGTAAAATACCTATTCAGCAAATACAAAACGGAGCAGGTGGTAATAAACTACAGAGTTTAATCCAGACTTATAATTATTATCTACAGATGATACGTGATGTCACCGGGTTAAATGAATCTAGAGACGCTTCAACACCAGACAAAAATGCTTTGGTTGGTATACAAAAATTAGCTGCTGCAAATTCTAACACTGCAACTAGACATATACTTCAATCTATGTTGTTGTTAGCTACTGAAAACGCTGAAGCTTTATCGCTTAGAATATCAGATATAATAGAGTACTCTCCAACTAGAGAAGCTTTTATACAGGCTATTGGTGCTCATAACGTTGCCACGTTAGAGGAAATGGCAGAGTTACACTTATATGACTTTGGTATATTTATAGAGTTAATGCCAGATGATGAAGAAAAACAAATACTTGAAAATAATATACAGCAAGCTTTGGCTCAAAAGTTGATAGATCTTGACGATGCTATAGATCTTAGAGATATTAGAAATGTTAAATTAGCTAATCAACTTCTTAAGATAAAACGTAAAAAGAAACTTGAGAGAGATCAGAGGATGCAGCAAGAGAATATTCAAGCTCAATCACAGGCTAATCAACAAGCTCAACAAGCTGCTGCTCAAGCTGAAATGCAAAAAGCGCAACAGAAAGCTCAGATTGATCAACAGTTAGAGCAAGCTAAAAATGACATGAAGATGGCTTACTTAAGAGAGGAAGCTAACGTTAAGAAGGAGTTAATGAACCATGAAATGTTTATTAACATGAAGCTTAATACTATGGATAACGAAACCATAGATAGAAGAGACTCGCGTAAAGATGATAGGTTAGATCAACGTGAAAAAATTAAAGCTGAAGCAAAAAATAAGGGTGAATCACTTAAAAGATTTGAATCATCAGGTAATGATATAGTCGGAGGGGGCCTTGGTTTAGAGAGGTTTAATCCAAGATAATTAATTATATAATATTTTATTATGGCAGAAGAAATAGAAAACGTAACTGAAGAGGTTACAGAACAACCAATTGAAAACACTAAAAGCGAACCAACGTTTATGAGCGAAGGTGATGACAGTGTGGTTAAGATAGACCTAGACAAAATACAGATACCAGATGAAACTACAGAAGCAGAAGCTGACACAGCAGGAATGGTGGGACGCGATGAAACACCCGATGCCCCACAAGAACAAGAAGAAGTACAACCGCAAGGAGAAGTACAAGAAACAGAAGCACCAGTATTAGAAGAGGTAGTAGAAGTTGAAGCTGTTGAAAAACAAGTTCAACAAGTAGAAGAGCAAGTGGCTGAAGCAATAGTTGAAGCTGTAGAAACTGGTAAACCTCTACCAGAGAATATTCAGAAGTTGGTTGACTTTATGGATGATACTGGAGGAGATATAAACGATTACGTAACCTTAAATAGAGATCTAGACAAACTAGATGACTCTGAGGTTTTAGATGAATACTATCGCTCAACAAAATCTCACTTATCAGCATCAGAAAGAAACTTCTTACTAGAAGATCGTTTTGGGTTTGATGAAGACGTAGATGATGAGCGTACAATAAGATCAAAGAAAATCGCTTTAAAAGAGCAAGTTGCTGAAGCGAAAGCCTACTTGGACGGGCAAAAGTCTAAATATTACCAGGACATTAAAGCAGGTAGCAAACTTACAGGTGAGCAACAAGAAGCTATAGAGTTCTACAATAAATACAGTGCGGAGTCTGAAGAAACCCAAAGACTAACACAAGCTAACAAAGATGTTTTTCTAAAGAAAACTGATAATCTATTTAACAACCAGTTCAAAGGTTTTGACTATAAGGTTGGAGATAAGACTTATCGTTACAATGTGAAAAACGTGGGAGACGTAAAGAATACACAAAGCGACCTCAACAATTTTATCCAAAAGTTTTTGGATGACAAAAATCAGATGAGTGATGCTGCAGGTTACCACAAATCTTTATTTACAGCAATGAATGCTGATGCTATTGCTCAACATTTCTATGAGCAAGGAAAAGCAGACGCAGTCAAAACATCTGTAGCTAAAGATAAAAATATTAACGTCAACCCAAGAGGTACACACAGTAGCAAAACTATTGGTGGTACAACTGTTAGAGTGTTAGGTAATGATTCTTCTGATTTCAAATTTAAAATCAAAAAGAATAAATAACTTTAAAATAATTACGTTATGGCAATTACTGCAGGAGGTAGTTTAAACGCTGTGCCAGCTCCTGGGCAGCAAACACTATCCTCAAACTATTTAGATTTAGCGTCAGGTACTACTGACTGGGCGCAACAATACATTCCAGACCTAATGGAGAAAGAAGCTGAAGTTTTCGGACCGAGAACTATTTCAGGTTTCTTATCAAAAGTAGGTGCTGAAGAGGCTATGCAAGCTGATCAAGTTGTATGGTCTGAACAAGGTAGATTACACCTTTCATATCAAGGTCATGTTCATTCTACAGCTGGTGGTTTAGATTCATCTGCTCAATTTGACATTACTAAAGATATTGATGGTAACACTGATGTTGCTTCTGGTAACCATGGTGTTAGAGTTAATGACACAGTTATTATAGCTGACAGCACTAACGGTATCAAAAAAGGTATAGTAGTAAAAGTTGCTACTGATAGAATTGATGTTGCTATATATGGAGCTGCTGCTCTTACTGGTACTACTGCTAACCAGGATAGTAGATTATTAGTTTACGGTTCTGAATATGGTAAAGGTGTTAGTTACTTTAACGCTGCTGGTGATGCAAGCGCTGATTCTAGAGGTGCTAACGAACCTGCATTCAAAACTTACAACAACAAACCAATTATCTTAAAAGACTACTACGAAGTGTCAGGTTCTGATACATCTAGAGTTGGTTGGGTTGAAGTTACTTCTGAGGAAGGTGCTTCAGGTTACTTGTGGTATGTTAAGGCTGAAGCTGATACTCGTGCACGTTTTACTGATTACTTAGAAATGGCTATGTTAGAAGGTGAAAAAGGTGGTAAGTCAACAGATATTACTGAAGAAGCTTATGTGTTAGGTGGTTCAGGTGCTGATGCAGCTACTAAAGCTACTGGTACTGAAGGTTTATTTGCTGCTGTAGAGTCTAGAGGTAATATGACTTCTGGTATCTCAGGTGTTAACGCTGCTACTGATTTAGCTGAGTTTGATGCTATTTTAGCAGAGTTCGATAAGCAAGGTGCTATTGAAGAGTACATGATGTTCATGAATAGAGCTTCGTCTCTAGCTATTGACGACATGTTAGCCTCTATGAATTCTTACGGAGCTGGTGGTACTTCTTACGGAGTATTCGACAACGACGAAGATATGGCTTTAAACTTAGGTTTCTCTGGTTTCAGAAGAGGTTCTTACGACTTCTACAAATCTGACTTTAGATACTTAAATGATTTAGCTACTCGTGGTGGTATTAATGCTGTTAACGCTGCTGATGCTATTAGAGGGATTATGATTCCTGCTGGAACATCTTCAGTTTACGACCAAAATCTTGGTAAAAACTTGAAGCGTCCTTTCTTACATACGCGTTATAGAGCTTCTGCTACAGATAACAGAAAGTTCAAGACTTGGACTACTGGTTCTGTTGGAGCTGCTACTTCAGCGTTAGATGCGATGCAAGTGCATATGTTATCAGAGAGATGTTTAGTTACTCAAGGTGCTAACAACTTTATGTTAATGAACTAATATAGGTTGGGGCTTCGGCCCCACCTTATTTTTTTAATTTTTATTATATTATATTATGGCTAAAAAGCAAACGAAAGCTACGGTAAAAGAAACTGTAGTAGAACAAGAGGTGGTTGAAGTAATGGAACAACCCATTGTTGAAACAACTAAAATGGAAATCCCAAAACAACCTGTTAAACCTGACTGGACAATTAAAGATAGAGTTTACTACTTAAAAGGTGGTAGAAAACCTTTATCTAGAATGATTAAGTCAACTGGGGTTTATTGGTTTGACCAAGAGAAAGGTTACGAGAGAGAACTAAAGTATTGTCAAAATCAACAAACTTGTTTTGTTGATGAAATGAAAGGAGATCAAAGGCTATCACATATTATATTTAGAAGTGGTGCTCTGTTCGTCCCAAAAGAAAAGACAGTATTACAAAAAATGTTATCTCTTTATCACCCTCATAAAGATCAAATATTTTATGAATACCAACCAGAAGCTATAGCTGAAAATCAACTTGATTGGTTAGAGTTTGAAATTGAAGCTTTGAGTTTAGCTAAAAATCTAGATATAGATATGGCTGAAGCAATTATGAGAGCTGAAGTTGGATCTGAAGTATCTAAGATGAGTTCTAAGGAGCTTAAAAGAGATTTGTTACTATTTGCTAGAAACAATCCTAAACTATTCTTAGAATTAGCTACAGATGATAATGTTCAACTTAGGAACTTTGGTATTAAAGCTACGGAAGAAGGAATTATAAAACTATCTTCAGATCAACGCTACTTTATGTGGGGATCTACCGATAGAAAGTTAATGACTGTTCCGTTCGATGAACACCCATATACTGCATTATCCCATTGGTTTAAAACTGATGAAGGTATGGAGATATACACTAATATAGAGAAGCGGTTATCATAACCGTTTCTTTTTAATACTAAATAAGCACAAACCCTAATCCAAAATCCTTAATCCTTAATTCACAAACAATTATTTATTAATTATTAAACATTTAAAAAATGGCAAAAAATTTTTTATGGTTTGCAGAGTCTGATGTTGAGACAACCAACGAAGCTATGATGTTACCAGCTGATCGCTATCTAGGATGTGATCCGGTTTCTGGTGGTGTAGTGTTGTATTTTCAAGACATCGAAGGTGCTGCAACAAGAGAAGCAGTTACCCTTAACTGCACAAATGGAAATCAAAAAGCTGTGTTAGATGCTTTAGCTGACATCATGAACGCGAACCCACATTCAACGGGGTTTCAAGTAGTCGCTGACGCTAACGTAGCAAATGGACAATCAGCAGTTTATCATAAGGCTTTTAATGGTCTTGTAACTGGTTGTACTATAGCTTAATCATTAACTTTGTAAAATTATTAAAATGGCAGAAAAATATTTATACTTTGCAGAGGGTGGTGGTGCTGATGCTACTACGGAAGCAGCTATGTACCCAGCTTCTAGATTTCTAGGGGTAGAACCTCATGATGCTACTAACACTTATATATACTTTGACTCACCAATGGGTGATGTTGATGGCGGTGGTGGTGTTGGAGATATTGTTAAAATAACTCACGCGGACACTCATGCTACAGCAGGTTCTTATCACAGATCTAAGTTAATCGCTAGATCAATAGCGGAAGCTATAAACTCTGGTCCTCACGTTAGCGGCGTAGTAACTATAGCTGACGCAGATAATGGTGTATATTATGGAGATATTGCTACTATTAAAGACGATGCTAGTTTCGGTGTTGTAGTAACTCTTGATTCATAAGTTTATATTAAACTTAATATTAATAGCCATCCTTTCGGGTGGCTATTTTTTTTACCCTATACTAACTCTACACTTTACTATGTAACTATATTAAAGTAAAAAAGAATGTTATGAAATCAAAAGGATTAGGAGACTCAATAGAGAAGTTTACTAAAGCTACTAAGATAGATAGTTTAGTGAAATTAAGTTCCAGCTTTATGGGTATTAAAGACTGTGGATGTAACAAAAGGAAAGCTTGGTTAAATAAGCAATTTCCTTATAATTCAAAAAAATAATGGTTAGTATAGATAATGTTTATCAAAGAGTTCTAGCTGTATCTAATAAAGAACAGAGAGGTTATGTAACACCTCAGGAGTTCAATTTGTTAGCATACGCAGCTCAAATGGATATATTTAATTCTTACTTTAGCGATATTAGAGAAGGAGCTAGAGAACCTATGCTTGACGTTAATTTAGGTAATAAACGAGATTTAATAGATGATAAGATAGGTCCATTCAAAATATACAAAGGAGCCGTGCTAAAGGGTAACAACTCAGATACTTGGGAATTTAAACTACCACCAGATTTATACTTCTTAGGAAATGTGTATTACGCTCCAAGATCTGCATGGCATACAAATATTTCACCTATAAGCGTGGAAGATTTTCACCGTGCAGCAAGGAATTCTAGAACAAAACCGAACTTTAAAGACCCCGTATACACTAGACCAGGTACACATGAGGGTGATCTTTCTAGTCACATAAGAATATATCCAAGCAACAACTGGACTGCCACCGAGGACTTTCCACACTTCTCTATAACTACTATAGAAATTGATTATATAAAAAAACCATCTGATCCTAAGTGGGGGTACGTCGTAGTAAACAGTAAAGCATTGTATAACGCTTCTACTTCTAATAACTTTGATTTGCATGCTTGTGAAGAAAGTTCTTTAGTTAATAAAATACTAGAATTAGCAGGTATAGTTATTAACAAACCAGATCTATCTGAGCTCGCTTTGAGAAACCAACAAATGAACGAAGCTGAAAAAAATAAATAATTATGGGATTATTAGACGGAACTTCTCAAAAGAGTTATTACACTGGTACGGATAAAGGTAACTATCAGTTTGTTTCATTAGATGAAATAATAAATGGTTTTATGGTTGTGTATGTTGGTGAGAGTAAAATTTTAACTACAGTGAATAAAACTGATGTCCAGTTTCATGGTATGAGAGCTATACAAGAGTTATCATACGATGTTCTTAGATCTCATAAAGCTTTTGAACAAGAGGTGCCGGCAACGCTAGTAATGCCTTTACCTCAAGATTATGTTAACTATACTAAGATAGTTAGAGTAGATTCTAACGGTATAGAAAAACCTATATATCCTACTGGTAAAACTTCAAATCCTTTTCCGCTTGATGCAAATGCTACAACCGGTGTTTACACTTACAATGCGGACGGTAGTTTAGATCCTACAGGTGATGACACTGATGCTACCGAACCTTACACATCTAGAACTTTTGATAAATTTAATTCTATACCATCATCTAACTCTAATCAAGATTACGATGCTTTAGATCACAACAGGTTAGATAATAGAGGTAGGAGGTATGGACTTGATCCTCAACACGCTCAAAATAACGGGACGTTTTACATAGACAACTCCACTGGATTCATTCACTTCAGTTCCGATCTTTCAGGGGAAACAATAACGTTAAAGTATATCAGTGACGGTTTAGGTACCGATGCTGAAATGGTTGTGCATAAATTCTGTGAAGAAGCAGTGTATAAGCATATTATGTATGGTTTAGTTTCTAATAGAGTTGGAATACCAGAAGGAGTAATTCAAAGATTTAAAAGAGAAAAGTTTGCTGAAACTAGAAAAGCTAAAATAAGGCTTTCTAATATAAAAATAGAAGAGTTCACTCAAATATTAAGAGGGATTAGTAAACCTATTAAGTAATAGTTTATGCCAGAAATTAAACACACGTTTCAAGCCGGTAAAATGAATAAGGATCTAGACGAAAGACTAGTTCCTCAAGGTGAGTATAGAGACGCTTTAAATATAGAAGTGAGAACTTCTGATGGAAACGATATAGGTGCTGCCCAAAATCTATATGGTAATCTAGAAAGATTATCGTATGATGAACTTAAAAACCCTATACAACCCACTGTAAATAGTGATGGTGAAAAAAGTTATTTTGTAGGATCTATTTCAGATGAGAAAACTAATAACTCTTACTTTTTTGTAGCATCACCTAAAGTTACAAGTATAGATCATCCCGCTGAACCAGTTAGGGTTTATAAAGATATGATTATAAAATATAACAGTGACAGTAAGAAGTTGTTTCCAGTGTTTACTGATATATTTAGAGTTGAAATGCGTGCTGGTATTGCTGAAGGTAGCGTGCATTTAGAAGATATGGGTAGTCAAATCACTCATTATGATCACATAGTCGTGGCTGAAGCGTTAGGAAAGTACGTTAGGCCTGGTATGTCTATAAATGTGTTAAACGCTACTGGTCAGTCAATCATGGGTACAGATATAGATTTCTATGAATCTTTAAACGGAATGCCTGGGAGTGTTATTGTTAGAGAGTTCGATCGTAGCACTAGAACAATCTGGTTTGATAGATATGTTATAGGAGACTTAACTCACGCTGCCTGCTTCGTGCTTGAATCTAATAAAGTTTTAAGATTTTCAAAAAATGGTTTAAAGCAGCATAGTAACTACATATCAGGTGTAAATATTATAAATAACTTATTGCTGTGGACTGATAACGTAAACGAGCCTAGGAAGATAAACTTAGATAGATTAAAACAGTCAGCATCTTTTACTATACATTCCGATTTATATATAGATGATCCGTCTACGACAACAAATAGTCTTGTAAAACTACAAAACATAGACAAATCCACAGATAGCTCTTACAAAGAAGAACATATAACTCTTATTAGGAGAGCTCCTAGAACCGCACCTAAATTGATAATGTCGCAATTTGAGGGTGGAAAAGGAGAATCTTATTCGTCTTCTTGTGTTTTTAATTGGGTTTTAGAGGATGGGGAAAGTTTACCAGGCATAGATGACACTGTTAAACTTGATACTTTTGATGGAAATGGAAATGCGTTGGGTACCTCTTGTATAGCAGACGGTGATTCATTTTCATCTGGTCAAGTGTTACAGTTTACTTGTACTACCGAACCTCTAGTAGTAACAGCTGAGGTGCGTGTTACTATGTCTAATGGAGTCCACAGAGTAAAAATAATTAAAATAGACGACGAGATAAACAGTTCTCATTTAGAATGGGATATAGAAATTGTTCAAAAGAAATCTATATTTGAAACTACATTTGGTAGGTTTGGTTATAGATATAAGTATCAAGATGGAGAATACTCTTCTTTTTCGCCGTGGTCTGAACTAGCTTTCATGCCTAGTAACTTTGATTACTTACCTACAAAAGGTTATAATTTAGGTATGGTAAACATTATGAGGAGCTTGCAAATAACAGACTTTATTGTAGAGGATTTTCAAAGACCAGATGATGTTATTGCTGTTGATATTTTATTTAAAGATACTGTATCTCCAAATGTTTACGTAGTAAAATCCATAAGAAGAGGTTACGACGAAGAGTGGAACGATAATGTCGAGGGTAGCGGAAATTCAGGGGTTGTAGATATAACTACTGAAATGATACACAAAACTCTCCCATCTTCTCAAACGTTGAGAGCTTGGGATAACGTACCAATAACAGCTAAAGCTCAAGAGGTTACTGGTAATAGAATTGTTTTTGCGAACTATGAGCAGAACTATGATACTCTGAGAAAGGTGTTTGTACATCCTACTGTTGAATCCGCCGATCATCCAACAGACTTGAGTCCTATGAAATCTATAAAGTCTCTTAGGAGATACAAAGTTGGAGTTGTATTTGGTGATAAGTATGGTAGAGAAACACCAGTAATGGGTATAGGTGGTAAGGTTGTTGGTACGAGAGGCGGTAGTGGTTACGTTCATCTAGGAGATGAAGAAGCTAATCACCATCGAGATCAAACTTTTCCAGACAGCATATCTGTACCTAAAAATGTTTCATTTAAGGTAAATAAGATTAGTGCTGAGCTAAATTGGGATGGTACTCCTGAAAATTGGATGGAGTATTATAAATATTATATAAAAGAAACCAGTAATGAGTATTACAATTTAGTTATGGATAGATGGTATCCAGCTGAAGATGGTAATATATGGTTATCTTTTCAATCTTCTGATAGAAACAAAGTAGATATAGAAACATATTTAACTTTAAAAAATAAACATGGTAGTGAGGATCCTGTAGAGGAAGATGCTAGATATAAGATATTAGCAATATCAAATGAAGCCCCTAGATTTATAAAGAATACTAACAGAATAATAGGTCTTGAAGCGTTATCCAGTGATTCTGGTGTTGATCTAAGTAATACTCTAGGTGTCCAATGTGATTCATGGACTGCTTACGATAATACTTTTAAGGATTATAAATTTGAAGGCGTTGGATGGGCTAGAATAGTTGGTACGCTATCAGGTGTTACTAGATTTTCTAAATGGGTTAGAATAGCTAGACTGCATGATGCAAATAGATCTATAACTGTTGTTGGATCTTTTGGTCCAACAGCTGATATGTCGGGTGATATTAACTTCGGTACTAGTACAGGTTTAACTGTTAGCGTAGAGGTTAGAGATTCAGTGGAAGAGAATAGACCAGAGTTTGAAGGTAGATTCTTTGTAAAAGTATTTAAAGATGCTACGTTAACTAACACTATTTTAGGTACTAATGTAGCAACTTCATCTTATAAAACAGTGTCTTCATATAAAATTGGTTTTGTAGATAGTTCAACAGGGTCAGGTGGGTATGGTGGCTACAACCCATCGTCTTGGTCTAGATACCAAGGTGATTATGCGCCAGCTAGTCAGGGTGATGCTGGTATTGCAGATATTAACTATACTACATGCGCTGTAGCTGGTGCGGAATGGGGTAGTGGAAACCCCCTTAGTGATTGGTCAAATGCTCTCAACGCTCACAATATACAATCCGGAAATATGTTGGCTCGTGATCACGGTGGCGCAGGCGCTGAAAACACTAAACAGTTTTGGAAATGGTATTGGAATGTAAACCCTGCGGGTGCTCGTAAGTGGTTTATAGATGGAGCAAACTGGAATAAAGGAAATAATCAACCTTGTGGAGCTATTAATGGGGATTGGGGTGACGAAAGTGCACTTAATGCTATGGGTACTGAAGGTCCTTTTTCTGTTGGAGAAGGAGAAATTAATCATATAGCGTTTGGTGCTATGAGAGATGATGAGTGGGATGAAGAAACTTTAGCTTTCCGTGATACGTTAATGCAAGAAGGTACTTTGTTTAGATTTAAGTCTGATCCCGGTGGTGGAGTAGGTAATGGTGATGGACAGTACACAGGTGACCCCACTATATACGTAGTTAGAGGTACAGACATTGACACTGATGATGGTTTTGGACATTCAAAATCAAACTACGGTGGACAACATTCAGGTGGTAACTCGTATTGTCATGAATGTTATGAAGGCGCTAACTGGAGTAACGTGTGTAAACGTGGTACATTTAAAGTGTACTTCTCTAGATATGACGACTTTACTAGAGGTTTAGATTTAGATTATTGGGATCCTAGATCAGCTTTGAGACATGATGGTACTACTATGACCTTTATAGAAATTGTACAATCTAGTTATGACAACACTGATGTACTACAAACTAGTGTTGGTAACGCTATATGGGAAACCGAACCTAAAGAAGATGTAGGATTAGATTTGTATTATGAAGCAACTAGTGCTTTACCTTTAAAGTTAAATAATTCTAATATACAATCATTTGCACCTAATAACACTCCAGTTACATCTGAAAGATTAGATGCTGAAATGACACCGGTATCTTTAGATTACTGCTATATAATGACGCTAGATTTATCAAGTATCCTCAATAGCGATATCACTATGCCTAACCCTAATTACGTTGCTAAAACTCCAACGGTTAGATATGCTATTAGAGATGTTGTGGGACTAGGTCAAGCAGATGATGTGGATGAGGTTACTCGTTATCCTATAGCTATTGGAGATGAATTAAGTTTCAATAGACTTGATGGCACTGTAACTAGGGCTGAAGTTATAGACCACTATAAACCTATAACATCATACATTAATCAACAGGCTTACACGGCTATAGAAACCATGGAGGTTGAGGATTCTAATGTTTTTGGGATGTCCAGTGTTCAAGAGGTGGAAGTTGCTTACCCGTTCAATCCAGCTTCTTATGAGAGGTCATCAAGATACACGTTACAGTGCACTGTTAGTAATTTTAGTAGTCAAAGTATGATAGAGCTACCTACGGCAGCTTTACCTGACGATTTCAATAGTGACGATGGTAAGATTTGGGAAATAACATGTGAATATCTTGGGATCCGTAAAGGAACTTTTACTAAAACTATTCAAGATGGAGTCCCAGGTATAGATATTGCTGATTATTATACAACTATATTTTGGCATAATTGCGGTTACAGTGAACAGCAAACCTTAGAAAGTGGTACTTTTGATATAACATTCAAAGAGGTGACTGGTTATTATAGATTAAATCAAAATGTTTACAACAGTAAAACGACTCTACCTTGGTTTAATTGCTATTCCTTTGGTAATGGTTTAGAGTCTGATAGAATACGAGACGATTTTAACGCACCTCAAATAGATAATGGTGTTAAGGTTTCAACTGGGCTTGAAGATTATAGAAGAGAAAGAAGGGGTGGTGGATTAATATGGTCAGGTATATATAACTCTACAAGTGGCGTGAACAAGCTTAACGAGTTTAATATGGCTGAAGCTATAACTAAAGATTTAAATCCTTCATATGGATCTATACAGGCTTTAAAAACTAGAGATACTAATTTAGTCACATTCTGCGAAGACAAAGTATTGCAAATATTAGCTAACAAAGACGCTCTATATAATGCAGATGGTAGTTCTAATGTTACAGCTTCTAATGTTGTATTAGGTAATGCTAAGGCGTTTGCTGGGGATTATGGTATATCTTCGAACCCAGAGTCTTTAGCTTTTGACGCTTACAGAATATACTTTACAGATAAGCAAAGAGGTAAAGTTCTTAGGTTATCACAAGATGGTTTAACACCTATTTCTGATGTTGGTATGTCAAGTTATTTTAGAGAAAACTTAAAACACGCTGATCAGTTGATTGGTACTTTTGATGAAGTAAAAGGTGAGTATAATTTAACTATTAAATATTTTGACTCATACTTAATATCAAACGAAAATTTAACAGATATAACTGTGTCTTTTAATGAGAAAACTAAAGGTTGGCCAAGTTTTAAATCATTTGTACCAGATACTGGCTTGTCTATTAACGCTGAGTATATAACAGCCGCTAATGGTGGTGTTTGGTCACATCACAATAAGGACATACTCCAAACCATTAATGGTGTAGAAGAACTAACTGTGCCAGCGAATAATTTTTATGGTGAACAATATAACTCTACCATAGACGTATTATTCAATGAGGATCCTGGAGTTATAAAAGGTTTCACGGCTATGAATTATGAGGGTGATCAAGCTAAAACAACTGAGTGGAATCATGCTGGTCATTTAGCTTTAGATGCTAGTGGTGATAGCCTCGGCTACATTGGAGATGGTGAGTATTACAACTGGCATGGTAAAGATGGTTGGTTCGTAGAGAGTTTTAACACTGATCTTCAAGAATCTTCTGTTTTGGAATTTATAAATAAAGAAGGTAAGTGGTTTAGCAACGTTAATGGTATACCTACCACTTTGGATAATTTAGACACTTCTGAATTTACAGTGCAAGGTATTGGTGTGGCAAGCGAAGTGGATCTACCCCAAGTTATTGGCTGTATGGATCCTTTAGCATTTAACTATGATCCCGAAGCTACTATTAGCTCAAACAGATGTAGTTACGACTTAGAAGGTTGTACAGACCCTAATGCGTTTAATTTCAACGATGCTGCCACTGTAGATGATGGTAGTTGTATAGAGACTGTTTATGGATGTATGGATGTGGATGCATTAAATTATAATCCAAATGCAAATATTGATGATGGGTCTTGCGAATTCCAAGAGGAAATAAAACGTGGTTGTATGGATGAGAATGCTGACAACTATGATGTTAACGCTACTATTCCTTGCCCTGATTGTTGTACTTACACTGCTTATGGTTGTATGGATCCTAATGCTTCTAACTACGATTATTTAGCTCAAGTAGATGATGGTTCTTGCGTACCTCACGTTGAGGGATGTACCGATTCCATAGCTCTTAATTATGATCCAGAAGCTACCGAAGGTAATCCACTTGCAGACACGTGTGTATACAACTCGGGATGTATGGATCCAGACGCTTTTAATTACGACCCGGAAGCTGATACAGAAGAGTTTTGTAAGTCGTATTTTAACGTTGATGCTAGTGGAATACCTTCTTATAATTGGCAAGCCGCTGTTGACGATGATGATAGTTGCTGCATTCCAGTTATATATGGGTGTATGGATGAAGGTGCAATTAATTATGACCCATTGGCAAACACACAAGGATGTCCAGATATAGACAACTTTGGACTCCATGGGTGGGTTGTGCCGGCTGGAGAAACACCTACACCTAACAACATCTTGCCTCCTACTTCTCCTGAAGTGGTGGAGCTATACACGCAAGCCGATGGAGTAGAAAATTTCTTGGATGTTTATGATGCTGTATGTAAGTGTATATTTGAGGTTGGAGGTTGTACTGATCCAACAGCTACGAATTATAACTCAAACGCAACTTTTGATGATGGGTCTTGTGAGTATAAAGATTGGAGTATAAAAATAGAAGAAATGGGAACACACTTTCCTGATGATGGAAATTAATATAAAAATATATGGCGCATGCAATAGAGATTGATGGAGTGTGGACTCAGTCCACTGCTCCTCACGATGAACTTTTA